CTTCGTTCACAAGACGCCGCACCACGCCCGCCGCTTCCCCTTCTGAAGTGACAGTCGCGTAGACGGCATCATGCTCATCCACCACATTCCACTCAAGGCCATCAGCCGATTGGACATACCGATATTCAGCCATGGCCGGTATCCTTATATAGCGTCCTGTTTGTTGACTGCGGTAGAGTCCAGGGGGCATAGGCTCCCACAGAAACCCTGATGGAAGTTGACGTTCAACACCGTAGTAGTTTCCAATACGAAAGAACTCACTCAAGAGGACACTCCCCCGTGCGGAGGAGAGTGTCCTCCATCCCGCGTCAGCAATCAGCAATATGTTGTCTGTGCTTTGTATACATCATAAAGGCGGACCCCGATTTTTATGGGCCACGGCAGCAGCCCCTTATGCATCACGCACATAAGGTGGTGGTTGCGGAGGTTGATCAGCGTGATAACCGCCTACATGATGTGGAGCATGCTGAATGCGGCGATGACGTTGATAGACATCGTTCAATATATCAAGCTCACGATCAGTCAGTGCAATACTGATATTTGCATCAATCTCAATAGATTGAAGGAGGGCTTGCTCCGCTTCAGTTAATCGTACTTCAGAGTTGCCAAGTATTTCACGAACCGGGCTAATCCACTCACTGCGAAGTCGTGATCCAGTTGCCATACCGTTCCTCATTCAAAGTTGAGGTTCTGGTTCACTAGCCTGTAAGTACTCAACCAGTGTATTCACATACCACTGACATTTTCTCACATCATTCAGCATATCTTCACCGGGCTTTGCTCCCATGCGCCATTGATACCGCACAATGGTTCCTTTGAGAAACCCGACAAACTCCTCAGGAGTCAACATGGACTCAATAGCGGCAATACACTCTATTGACCCTTGATTATAATGAGGAGGATGATTCACAAACTCGTAGGGTGTCTCAGTCGGGGAGTCAACCGAGTGAAGCTGTGCGCGTTGCGTCGGTTGCCGTGGCATGGTCTCACCTTTCTTCGTGTATGCAGTAGATACGCCAGTATAGCACGCTTATTTTCTCAATGCAACCCTTATTGTGGCGACGAAAGTGTGAACATTGTACGCTGCACTTCGCATGGTTGTCCAAGCGTATAGAGCATATGAAGGATGTACCCCACCTGCAATCCATTGAGTGTGCCGCCTCCCGGTGGAGCCACCTCAGGATTTGATTTATGCAAGTACATCAACACGAGACGCAGGTGCTCATCAAGCTCATGTTCATGTTCATCAAGAAACGCGATGGCCCGGACGCACTCACTATAGTGCGTTGGAAACACAGCCATACCCCAGGGATGCGGACGGCTCAGTTGTCGGGCGCACTTTTGATGATGCGCCGAGTCAGTAAGTGCCTTCTTCATAGCCGTTGGCAGGTCATCATCAAAGCGTTTATACGCCGCCTCAATATGCGGTTGCATAGTAATCACGGGTTTCACAGGTGGTGGAACGTTCTTTGCCAGTTCATCCTGTAACCACTGTTCACGGTTTTGATCGAGGAGTAGGTCCTTTTTCCGCCGGGGCATCAGAGCACGCCTCCCTGTGGTTTCGTATACGCTTGCCATTTGACAGCGTGGGTATGAATATCAGCCAGCCGTCGCCAGTGCCACGGAGCGAGGAGCATGGAAGCAATGGCGACGTGGTGCGCTCCAGCTCCGAAGTACATTTGCACATCATCAGCACAGGCGATACCCCCACCACCAATAAGCTGAAGCGGTCCCTCACGTCCAAGAGCGATACGTATATCACGCAAAGCTGTCAGGGTATACGGACGCAGCACTGCGCCGCTGAGTCCCCCGGCTGGCGTCCACAGGGTATTACAACAATGAAAGACACGCACCCCGGCCTCATAGAGCGGCACCGCCAGGTCCATCCACCCGATGGGAGGCAACTTAGCAATGATACGTGTAGGATCAAAGGTTGCCGCTCGCAGCACATCGTTGATAATCACGGTGTGCGCCACATTAGGGCATGACAAATTGAACTCAATGGGGCACGTGGTCTCATAGAGCACGCGCTGCGCCATGGTTGTCCACTCGTCTCTGGTAAAACCAAAGATAGAGATGATCACATCTTTCATTCGATCAAATTGCCGCGCTTTGAGCAGATAGGCATCAAGCCCAGGGTTGGGAAGTCCCAACTTGTTCCGCCAACTGTGCATCCCAGGAAAGTACCGGAGGGTCCGCAGCATGCGCCACGCCCGATACGGCACGCCGCCACGCCGCTCGTAGGTGAAGGTGCCCACAGTGCGCGTCGTGTCTGGATACTCAAACCAGTTCCCAAACGGCGCGGCAATAATCAACGGGTGGAGGTCCATTACGTGCCTTTCTGTTGTGCCGTCCACAACGCGAGCCGGGCGAGGGCAAGCCGGGCCTCACTCTCAGTTCTTACCCCTGCCTCAATTGTTCCATCACCACTGAGACAGATAGCATGATCGTTATAACTTATGAGACTCAGCCGGTACTGCCACACCACATCCATGCAATCACTCCAATGCTCAGTGGGAGACCACCAGGCAGTGATTCGCATAGAGTCCTTCATCGTCACCCCATAGGTGGGACCGCCCTCAACTCGGCCCAGATGCACGACCTCAGGTGGAGCGGCTCCCACCTCAAAGAGCGCTGCATCAAGCCAGCGTGGGGCCAGTGCACAGATGTCCTCCCAACTCCGTTGCGTCATCATTCCTCCCGCGTTTAGTGTAAGATGAGGTATAAAATATAGACATCGACGCACAATAAAGCAACGAGTAACCACAGAATCCAATCAGTCTTCGTCATCCTCTTCAACCTCAATAGTCTCAGGCCCGGTCCACTTTCGCCCCTTATGCAACTCAGTCAAGTAATTGAGAATCACGTTGATGGTTGCCTTCTTCCACTTGGCCCGGTTGCGCACCGCAAAGTACCGATCAAGTCCATTGGGCGTTCGCACGGGGTTGCCACCGTTGACCTGCTCAAACCCAGCCCGTGATAACTCACGGCCCAGACCGTTCGCCGTAACGCGAGTGCGATTCTCAGCATCGTAGATGCCTAGCAACTCCTTGGAGGTGAACAGGTCACCTCTGACTCGCAGAGAACCCACAGCCAGGGTCGTCTCAGGGTCAATGTAGAGCCGCGCCACCCAGGCAGCAATGTCACTCTTCGCTCCCTGGATCATACGGGCCTTGGCGTCGGTGTGGATGGCCCGGCCCGCCGGATTAAACATCTCAGTATTAATGGACAAGAGATAGTGGAAAACGCGCTCTGCACCCCCGGTATCAAGCCACAGTGCGTAGTCCTGGTATGTCTCCTCTGGGAGGGGGTCCACCGTCACCTCATGGATAAAGAAGCGGCGGTCGTCATCTTCAAGAAAGAACGGGTCGGGGTGGTTGGAGGTAAACATGTAGTTGATACGGTCGGGCAGCACGTACGACGGAATAAACTTCTTGTTAATGCGGATTTCTTTTTGGGTAATCAACTGCTTCAGCAAGTCGGCGTCCTGCCGCTTGTCTGAGCCCGTCACGTCGTCCCCTAAGACAAACTGCTTGTTCTCGGCCCACTCTGTGAACGCGCTGTGGAGGTCCAACTGGCGTATCTCGACGAAGTTTCGTCCGTAAATCTTCCCCATCGTGTAGCCAAGGAGGCTCTTGCCGGTGCCATGGCGGCGACCATGAATCACTGTTGACGTAAAGAGTTTAGTGCCAGGATACTGAAGGGGATACGCTAACCACTGCAAGAACCAGAGGAACGCCTCCTGGGACGTGCCGGTAAACAGGTGCTCAACCAGGTCTGTGAAGGGCGCTACGTCCCCCGGTTTGGGCGCACAGCCCCAGCCCTCCCAGGCGTTGTACCACCAGGCATCATGCTCTTGAAACATAAGCGGTTTGCCCGGCGCATACGTCAGGTCCTCAACCTCAGCCCGCAGCGGCCAGCTGATCCACGGGGTAGCAGCGGCTACCTCACGCATACTCATCTCGCCGTCTCGCCGCACCACGCGCTCGGGTGTGAGGGTGTTGGCAAAGGCGTCCTTAAAGGTTTGGATGCTCATCTTGGAGCTGTTACGCTGGTCAATAATCATGTGACTGCGCCGGGTGTACACCACCTCTTCATTCATCTGCCAGAGCCGATGCGCAAAGGTAATGGGCTCGGCGTTCTCAATGTATTGAAGGAACGACCGCCGCCCCTCAGCGACCAGGAAGTCATCAAGGCCGGTCTTGGCGTTGTCCAAGAGTGGGGGGAGAATGACAATGTAGGGGAACGCGCCTCGCCGCTTCAAGAGCTCAGCCAGTTCGTTTAAGGCATTGATTACATTGGGGTTAGAGGTCGCGTCTGAATCAAAGACAATGTATGTTGGACGCTTGACCCAGTTGAACGCCTCCAGCTCGTCAATGCAACACTTGCCAAAGCTGCTACTACGGAAGTTGAACACCCCGCCCAGGCCAATCGTGGGGAAGCCCTCCTTGCAGCCCTTGGCAGCTTTGAACTCCCCCTCAGTAATGAAAACCTCTTTGGTGGGGTCAGTGACCACCGCGCCCCAATGGCCGGTGAGCGGGAGGTAGGCGCACACCCCGGACTGCGGCTCCTGGGCATAGCGTGGGAGTTTCTTCTTGGGGTCCGTCATATTTTGAAAGCCTGACCCGCCTCCGGCGTCCAGGTACCTGAGCCGGTAGAACTGCGGCCATCCCGGCCACCCGGAGAGCGCCTCACCATCAATGGTAAAGTATGGAATCTTCACAGCAGGCAGACTGCGAAACACCGCGTGGAGGTTCGTCACCTGCAATGCCGCCAGGGCCTCAAGTCCAAGGGCCTGCATATCTTTCTCATCAAGCCCACTCATCTTGAGGCGGGCCAGAGCCATCTCATGGACCTGGTTATCACGGTAGACTACGCGGAGTGATTTCTGCGTTCCTGTTTTACCAAGTAACGGCATTGATTAGTCCTTCTGTGCACGGTTAGTACTGCCTGCCAAGAGATACAGTGCATGCTCGTCAAGCGTAAACACGTGACGGAGGACTGCAAGAGCAAAGGCATTGACTTTTGTATGATGTATGTCGCCCGTCATTCCTAATGGAATCTGGTGTTGATGGGTGTAGGCGAGACACGCTTTGCGTAACGTATGGATGTATCCACGTGTGGCGTCGTCAAGAGAATGACCAAAGAGTGCACCGTATTGGGTCACTGAAAAGTAGACGTTGAGGTGTTCAAGGTCGGTAACAGAAAGCGATTGCGCGGGAGGTGGGGATATGCTATGCTCTGGAAGAGACATGCTTTGCTCCTCATATAGCAAAGGGTGTTTGCGTGCGAACTCCCCCGTCACAGGAGAACCGCGTAGGGCGTTGCTCTGGAAGCCACTCCGGATCAACGCCCGTTTTGTTTGCGCTAGGTACTGTGCCAAAGCATAGCACGCACATGGGGGGAAGACAAGCGTGAAATGGGTGGGGGTCCAAAGTGAAGTTACGTAGAGCATTGGTGTAGTTTCGGGGCAATCACTTTTGTTGGTGGTGTTGTTAATTGTGGCACGAGAGATTGTAAACCTTCTTGAAACTCTTGGCTTTGTATTTCTTTTAGTGTTCGACCTTGATATACAAGGTTCTGTACTTGAGTATACCGTTGTTCACGATTGAATGGTATATCAGTGGGTTCTGCAACATAAGCCCGTTGAATGGGTGTTTGGGCTACACGTTTAGTACGTTGACGTCGATGAACGCGAATCCACGACGCAGGTTTCCAATAATCCGGTATTTCAATACGGTGATATTTATGTGTAAGTTCATTACAAATAGCTAGATGAAGCTCTGGCGTAATACACAACCATTCATGGGTTGTTTTGACACGGTACTGTCGCCAACGTCGATGAAATTCTGTTTCAAAAGCCAGTGCCATCATTTTTGTATCAGCTATATACCATACGCCATAAATATTCCACTGGATGAATGGGGCTGTTGTGGTATATTGACTAAAGCGGTGTTTGAAGTTTTGCGTAATACCTACTTTGATATAGAGCGTATCAGTTATCAATGCCGGTCCAACAACATAAGCAACATAACAAGCGCTACGAAGGCTATATGCCATACTTCACTCCTTTCTTTACATGCATAATGCTGAGCATACGGCAGGATTTGTACCCCCTGCAAGTATGAAATATGTTGGACTCAAAATGGTGAATCTTGGGCGCAAGACCCGGCCCGCTGCCCGCCGCTCGCAAGTTCTCATACCTTGAAAGCCTTCTATTACAAGAGATTAGAAAAATCATGTTGCAGCTCGCTTTTTGTATTGGAAAATAGCATAAATTTATCAAGCCCATTAACGACAAGTACTTAGATGTTTTTTACATCATCTTTTATAAAAATTGTGCTGCAACGAGGAGTGCAACAATGAGTGTAACGAGGGCTCTCAGCTGCAACGAAAGATAGGACTAATAGGGTAGATAGATTAAAAAGTTCTATACGAAGTTGCAGCTACTAGCTATCAAAAATACGCGCTTTTTTCGATGGGAGGTAAATATAACAAGTAGTTAAGAGGTGTAGTGATTGGTTTCGTGGCGTAACACTATAGCTGCAACATCCAAAACGACTTTAACTCTTTGTTTTTATTTATATTTATTTATCACTTGTTACAGGAAACATGTAAAGTAGCCGATTTACGCCCGCGTATATATATTTTATTAAGTTAACTATAGGTTTTAAGAGAGAGAGAGAGTCTGAGAGAGAGAGAGGCCGATTGGATGATATGATCACCCCCATTGGATCATTGATCACAAATTGCAGAGCGCTGTCGGTGTTGCCCGGTCGTGGAGCGCAGGCGCGCAGTACGAAGCGCAGAGAGTGCAGGCGCATCGCTCGTCGCGCGAAGGGGCATCTAGCGCTGATGGCTCTTGCTTAGGACTAAAACTCCTGATGAAAAAAATCGTCCCATCCCCTTGTGTTATGGAATTATCCGTGCTATACTTGTGCCAACTGGTGAAACGGTTGACCCCTATTTTCACAGGATAACTACCGTGGATGACGTACAGAATCTCCCCCTTTACTTCCAAATTGCCCTGCAATCTGCACCGTTATCTGGGGTTGAATGGCAAGCGAGCTTAACCAAAAAAACCGCACTCGGCCAGCAACGACGTGTTACACGAAATTATGGGGTGCGAAGTCACCGTTCATACCAGACACCGCTCGAATTTGAAGAACACCCAACGGTTCGCTCGGCGTATGCCCTGACGTACCAGGGTTTGGAATATAAACTGCCGCGCTGGTATGATTTGCTTGCACGTATCCGTGAAGGTGCGCCACTGCGGGAAAGTATGAAGGCGGCACATTTCTCATTTGGGATGTGCTGTGTGTGGAGGCATACGGACCCACAGCGTGATGCCGAGTTTCGTGAAGCTATGTACGCAGCGGGGCGACGCCCCCGTGATCAGCGTGTCGTGACCCCCACCGTTATTGATGATGTCTTTTCATTAATGACGAAGCACGGTCTGGCTCGCGCCTGTGCCATGGCAAAGATTGCCAAACATCAATTCAAAGATTTTATTCGGATGCATCCTACGCTCCAAGAAACCTATGAGCACGTGCAGGGTCGTCCGTTCAGTGCTCGACATCGTTTGCTTGATGAATATGAGTGGGATCAGTACTTTGAACTTCTGCCGCTGTGTGGTCCTGTGCTCGCCGCTCGGCATGCGAAAACGGTGCCGCAGTTGACTGTTCAACGGTTGCAGTATGATCCTGATTTTCGAGCGCAGGTCATGGCCCGGTGGAACGGGACCCGCGCTTTTGCGTATCCTGCACCGCAGCCGGTGCAGCTTGAGAATATTTTGGTGGACATCCCCACGTTGGGAAGTGTGCCTGCGGCGTGTTACCACCATGATGTTGATCCAAGCGCTTTTGCGACCTTGCAAGCATTAAATCTTCCGTTGGAACAACAAGTGGCTGAGCAGCTTCGTGAAGCTGAGCGGTGTCAGCACCCCCGGTACGCCCAATGGGCTGAGACAGATGAAGCGCAGCAGCCATTTGCGACGTTATATCAACAAACGCATATCCGTGAAGAAGCCTATCAGCGCTGTCTGCAGCGTGACCTCGAAGCTGACGTGCTTCATGAAGCCAAGTACAAAGTTGATCCGCACGCACGAGAGACATTTGCTGAACGTCATGGTTTGACCGTGGCGTAAGAATAGGTGATGACATGGCTGGGGTACGACGCACAGGTGAAATCCGCGAAGAGCAATGGGAAATCTTCTTGGATACCTTTGCCGCAACAGGTCATGTTGGCCGGTCGGCTAAACGTGCCCAATTGACCCCCACGCGCATCATGCAGGAGCGACGGAATAACACGCAATTTGAAGCGCAATATCAACTTGCCTACGAAATTGCGAACACTGTCTTGGAAGATGAGGCCGTGCGTCGTGCGGCCCATGGATGGTTGGAGCCGGTGTTTTATCGTGGACAAAAGGTGGCGAATGTCAGGAAGTACTCTGACCAACTGTTAGCCCTATTACTTAAAGGTCGTCTACGCAAAACGTATGGTGATCAGCTCGGCTTAAATCACAGCGGGCAAATTGGGGTAGAGCCCTTTGATTATGGCAAGGCTATTGACCCCATTCTCCATCCACCCGAGGATGCCCTCTAAAGCCGTCTGATGGGGTACCCAGGTACCAAACCACGTTTTTAGGTGTGAAAATGGCAGGATTTGGCCGCTAGAGGCCAAAAAAGTACGATGATTTCTAGGGGTTAAGAGGTACACGACGAGCATGGCGACGCTTTGGGCTTCTGTAACC